ACAGTATTTCAATGATCTCTTGAATATAATTTTGAACCGGATTATGCCGATTCTATGTTTAATTTTAATTTATCGGTAAAAATTTACCGAAGTATTGATGGAAGAAAAGCCAAATCTATATCAGAAGATACAGCTTGTCTCAAATGAGATAAAAAATATCGAAAAGAACCTGACCGTAGGCAAAGGTAATTATGCCTACAAGGCAGTACAGGACATTGATGTCACCTTGGAAGTGAAAGAAGCCGAGTCCAAGCATGGCCTTGTCAGTATTCCCATTAAGCAGGAACTTGTTAAATCGGAAATAATTAGAGTTGTCAAAGAAGGTGGAGGGGAATCCATCAACTATATGGACATCATAAAAATGACCCTACGCATTATCAATCTGGACAACACATCAGAATACATAGACGTGGAAAGTTTTGGGCGTGGACTTGACCCAGGCGACAAGGGATTTGGAAAGGCTTCTACTTATGCCAGAAAATACGCTTTACTTAATGCCTATAAGATTGCTACAGGTGAAGACCCTGATGAAAACAAATCCAAGGTGCAAACCCCTGCTACAGTAGATGAAGTGAAAAATATTGTCGTTGGTTACATGATGACCGACAATCAGTTTGCGCAGAACATACTGTCTTATTTCAATGTAGGAAGTGCTGATGACATGACAAGCGAACAGCTTAAAATGGCATATAACAACCTCAAGAAGAAAGGAAAGATATGACAGAAACCATGTACATAGGAAGCGGTGACGTTCATGCCTTGATGAGTGGCAAGAATACGAAATCACATATCGCCCTCATGCAGCGTTTTGTCAGCGGGATAAAGCCTTATTACAATGCTTTTGCCAGCCCTATAGATGCTTTACGTACGGGAGCCATTCTTGAGAACAGGTATCTTCTCACTTTACCTGACAACTACTTTACTCAGTATGTTGTCAGGTCAGATGAAATGAACGTGTTCAAGTGCAGCCTGGACTTTGCTTGTATCGATAAAGGAAAGTTAACTGATTTTGATGAATTAAAGACTCTTTATCTTTCAGATTACCTTGATTTTATTGAGCCTATCAAGCATGATAACAAAGCTTTAATCGAATACGTCAAGAAGAAGCATAAAGCTTATTATTATCAGGTTCAGGAACAACTCTTTTGTACACATCTTAAAAGCTGTAACCTTGTTTTTCTGTCTGTAACAACCTACGACGACGAAGCCAACTGGCATCGTAATATTCTTCCCAATGAGTATTGTAAAATCCGTATCACTCGTGACGAACAGGCAATTGCAGAAATAAAACAACGTGGACAGATTTTCCAACAGATAAAAGATTTTTATTCAAACTAATATGGCAAATCAAATAACCGGACGGCTGGTCTATATTGGCCAGCCCCAAGAAATCCCATCCAAAAGCGGTGGCAACCCGTTTGTGAAACGTGAATTTATTCTTGATGCCACAACCTACGACCCCTATACAGGTGAACGAAGCCAGTACGAGAACATTCTACCTCTTGAAGTAAGTGGTGACAAATGTGCCGAACTTGACCAGTTCAGAACCGGTGACGTAATAACGGTTTCCTTTTCCCTTCAAGGTCGGGAGTGGACAAATCAGGACGGACAACTAAAACGTATGGTGTCCATCCGCTGCTATAAACTGGAAGGCCGTCAGCCGATGCACCAGACAACATCCGTGCCAGCTCAGCAACCGGCACCGACACAAACGCCAACCATGGCACAGGCGTTTCCACCTGATGTAGATGCGAACGGAAATCCAAAAGACGACTTACCGTTCTAGCCTATGAGCATATTCAATCTGAAAAATGAATACGATATACCCAAGTTCAAGGCTTATGTAAACAAACTGTTCCAGGAGCGTGCAGTTGTGGAGGTGAGAAAGAAGCTTCCTAACCGCACGCTATCCCAGAACAGCTATTTGCATCTGCTTTTAGGGTATTTCGGCAGTGAGTACGGTTGCAGCCTTGATGAAGCAAAGATAGACTTCTACAAAAGGACTTGCAACCGTGATTTGTTTGAGAGAAAGACGGTCAACAAGAAAGGAAAGGAAGTAACCTATCTGCGAAGTTCTGCAGAACTGACAACAGGTGAAATGACTTTGAGCATTGACCGCTTTCGTAACTGGAGCGCATCTGTTGCCGGCATCTATCTGCCTTCAGCCAACGAACAACAGATGCTAATTTTTGCACAACAAGAAATCGAACGTAATAAAGAATTTATTTGACTATGGACAAATTTTTAGGACAAGACATCCCTGAACAGGAACGATGGCAGTTCCTTCAGGACAACGCCGATGCGGTAGAGAAAATCGGATATACTCACCGATTCACCCCCGAAGAACTGGCTCAGAAGAAAGAAACCTTGGCCGAGGTATCCATCACCATCAACGATGTCGAGATGGAAAAGAAAGAGACTATGGAGAGTTTCAAAGAACGCCTGAAGCCTTTGAATGAAGAAAAACAGGAACTTTTGGACCACATCAAAAGAGGTTCGGAGTTTGTCGAGAACGAAGAGTGTGCAAAATTCTTATACCATAAAGAAAAGATGGTAGGATTCTACAACAAGTTAGGTGAGCTGGTTTATAGCCGCCCAATCATGCCACAAGAAATGCAAAAGACAGTATTTAGTATTAACCGTAAAACAGGAACAGAATCATGAGCGAAAACAAAATCAATTTGGTAGTACCGAAAGAGTACAACGGTACACCCATCGAAGTAGTATTAAGAGAAGGTAAAGCATCCGTAGCACTTGACCCGAAAGAACCGGAAAGAGTAGTTATCAATGGAACGATAGATGCACCTTTCAAATGGCTGGAGAAGCGTGTCGAACTGATTAATCAGAAATCTACACACATCATCGTAAACCGTGATAAGATGTGTCTGTCTTTGACTATTGATGAAACCAATTATTATCAGACGGTAATTAGTGGAGTTTTACAGGCTTCAAAGGAAATGCAGGAGTTCGGTATCAATGCGGAAAGGAAATGGGAACCTATTAAGTTGTCCCAGTTCTTCAAGATGCACCGTGCTTTCTTCAAAGACAAATCACAGAACATGATACTGGTTTCCACTTTGAAGAATTTCAAGGCCAAGGTGAATCAGTATATCGAACGCAGCAAGGAAGAAAACGGGAACAAGACGGACAACTATTCGCAGGTAGTTGATTCCAACCTGCCTAAATCATTCAAGTTGAACATCCCTCTTTTCAAAGGTTTTGCCTGTGAAGAAATCGAAGTTGAGATTTATGCCGATGTAGATGGACGGGAAGTTTCTCTTTCTTTGGTTTCTGCCGGTGCGAATGAGGCCATTGAAGAATACAAGAATAAGGTGATTGACGAACAGGTTGAAGCAATCAAAGGTGTTGCACCTGACATTGTAATCATCGAAGTATAATTGACAGCCCGGAAAGACGGGCATACGGGCGCAAGCACAGGACGTGCTTTAGAGTGGAGTAATTGCGCAATATCTCCATGAACTTGCTTCATTGAATTAGCTAATATATGAGCAAGTAAAACCGTGATGGTTGGGCGGGTTCGATTCCCGTTGCGTCCACAACCAATAATGGAATTATTATGAAAGAAGAACGGAAATTAACATTCGGGAAATACAAAGGACAAGAGATAAAGTATATCATACTTACTCATATTGGTTATATCATGTGGTGCTTTGAGAATATCAACTGGTTTAAGCTGACAGATGAAGAACAGGCTTTATATGATGCGATAGCCATAATGATTAAGAAAGAACACTTGCCAATGGCTTTTCCGGTTGAAATGATGTATAAGCATATAAAAGACAGAGAGTCATATGAAAAGTTAAAGACTCCATTTACATTCAATTATGGATATATATCTTTAAAAATGTCTGAAAAGGATAATCCAATATTCAACAGTATTGAAAAATACATTACACACAAAATACGCAGAAATAGTACACAAGAATATTCGTCATTCGAAAGTCTTTCAGGAGATTTGACTGGTCTTTCACATAGCATGAATAAAGAAATAGAAAGAGCTCGACTTAATGGTGAAAGTGATGAAGAGATATATGGCACATGGGGTAGTATGAATTTATAAGGATTTATAAATATGTATTACATCAAGAAACCTAAGAAGAAGAAAGAAAAGCCTCTGCCGTTATTTGACAAGGCAGGTATCAAAGTAAAGAAGAAGCCGGATTTAGTGGCCAAACTCGACAAAGTTTTCAGCCGCTATATCCGGCTTCGCGATTGTATGCCGAACGGGTATTTCCGCTGTATCTCATGCGGCCAGATAAAGCCATACGAACAGGCAGATTGCGGACACTTCCATTCGCGCCGCCACATGGCTACACGCTTTGACGAGGATAACGCCCACGCAGAATGCCGGGCGTGCAACCGATTCAGTGCTGACCATCTGATACAATATGAAAAGAACCTGAAAGCTAAAATCGGCCAGCTACGATTCGACAAGCTGGCATGGAGAGCAAGCCAGGCGAAGAAATGGACTGATTTTGAATTAATCGAGCTCACCAAGTATTACAAGGCTTTGGGAGATAAACTGAGTAAGGAGAAAGGATTATGAGTTATGTTTTACGGGATTACCAGCAGAAGGCCAGTGACGCGGCGGTAAATTTCTTTGCCAATAAAGCAAAGAAGAACAATGCCATCATGGTGCTGCCTACCGGAGCCGGGAAGAGTCTGGTAATAGCAGACATCGCCAGCCGCCTCGAAGGGTACACGCTGGTATTTCAGCCCAGTAAGGAGATACTAGAACAGAACTATCTGAAGCTCTGTTCGTATGGTGTTCTGGATTGTTCCATCTACTCTGCCTCATTCGGGCGAAAGGAGATTTCAAGAATAACTTTCGCCACTATCGGAAGCGTAGTCAACCATCCGGAACTTTTCCAGCATTTTCAGAATATCATCATCGACGAGTGCCATCTGGTTAACCCGAAAGACGGAATGTACAAGAGATTTCTTTCGATGCTGAAATGTAAAGTTCTTGGATTGACGGCTACGCCTTACCGGCTTTCATCAAGCAGGGATTTCGGCAGCATGTTGAAGTTCATCACACGCACACGCCCGTGCGTGTTCTCTGAGGTAATCTATCAGGTTCAAATCTCTACTCTATTGGATATGGGGTATCTTTCGAAGCTGAACTATTATCCGATGAATCCTTTGGGATGGAACGAACTTAACCTGAAGGTGAACACGACCGGAGCCGACTACACGGACAAGTCTGTAGTGAAAGAATATGAGCGTATCGACTTCTACGGGTTTCTGGTGAGCATCGTCCAAAGGCTTATGAATCCCAAGAGCGGTGTAAAACGAAAAGGTATATTGGTTTTCACCCGTTTTTTGAAGGAAGCAGAACGCCTTACCTGGTCTGTTCCCGGAACAGCAATCGTTTCAGGAGAAACACCGAAGAAGGAACGCGAACATATCCTTGAAGCGTTCAAGGCCGGAGAGATACCCGTTGTAGCCAACGTAGGTGTACTTACTACCGGATTTGACTATCCTGAACTGGATACGATTGTCATGGCCCGTCCAACAATGTCGCTGGCTCTTTGGTATCAGATAGTCGGTCGTGCTATCCGTCCGCATCCTAACAAGGAGGCTGGCTGGATCGTTGACCTTTGCGGGAATCTGAAACGATTTGGCGAAGTCAAGGATTTACGCCTGGTGGATAGCGGAAACGGCAAATGGGCCGTGTACTCCAATAGCAGACAGTTGACTAACGTAAGATTCTAAGATTATGGAAGGATATATAAAACTAAGCCGCAAGTTCTTCTCGAATGATATGTGGAATGAAGCCCGGACTTTTAGCAGTTGCGAAGCGTGGCTTGACTTGATTCAGTCAGCACGATTTGAGGCAACGCCCCGTATGGAGAGTATCGGAGGTCGAGAAGTCTCTTATACAAGAGGACAATATCCTGCATCCATAAGATTCTTATCAAAGCGTTGGAAATGGTCTGAGAGGAAAGTACGGACGTTTCTTGCCTTTCTGAGAAGAGAGAACATGATAACTCTTTCCAAAGAACAAGGAATGAATGTAATCACCCTGGTAAAGTACAATGAGTATAATGGCTCAGAGTCTGACACAGCAGGTGACACAAGCAATGACACAAATATCATTCAGGAAATCAATAATTTACGGATGCAAGTGACACAGCTAATGACACAAGTGGCGACACAGCAGGTGACACACCCTACCAAAGAGCCAGAAAAGCGACACACGGGTGACACAAAGCAAATAAAGGAGAAGAATATTATTAAAGAAACTACTACTAACGTAGTAGCAAAGAAAGACGCGGCTAAAGCCGCTACTCTCTCCCGGAAAGAATCCTTCTACCAGTCGTTAGTTCCTTATGTCGGCCAGTACCCGAAAGAAATGATTCGGGCTTTCTTCGATTACTGGAGCGAGCTTAACAAGTCAGAAACCAAGATGCGCTATGAACTGGAAAAGACCTGGGAGCTTCCAAGACGGCTGGCGACCTGGGCCAGTCGTGAGAAAGTGCCTTCAAAAACAGACGTGGGCATAGTTCTGAAGGATAATTCACCGGAAAAATACAAGAAAGGCTGGTAAACATGGAACAGATAAATTTTCAACAGACAATAGAACGGCTCAAAGATACGGGCTTCTCCCCTATTCCTAACGTCGTACAGGTAACAGTTCCGGATGCCAAAAGAGTTCTCTGGGCCGGTATCAGGTACTTCACTGGAGAAAATGCCAGATGGCTTCCTGAGTACGAAGAAGTAGCAGGCTGGCTGGCCGGCAATGAAGGTCGCGGACTCCTGTGTTTCGGCAACTGCGGACGCGGAAAGACCCTTATCTGCGGAAAGATTCTTCCTTTGGTTCTTAACCATTACTGCCGCAAGGTGGTAAGCTGTTACGACGCACAGCAGATGAACGCTGATTTAGACACCGTGAAGCAAAAACACATCATCTACGTGGATGATATAGGGACAGAGAATCTTAGTGTCAAATACGGCGAAAAAAGGCTTGCATTCGCTGAGCTGGCAGACGAAGCCGAGAAGAAAGGAAAGCTTCTCATCCTGACTACCAACCTCACGATAGACGAGCTGAGAGAGAAATATGGGGAAAGAACCATTGACCGGCTTAGGGCGATAACGAAAACCGTCCTCTTCAGCGGTGAAAGCCTGAGAAAATGATATGAAAATCACAATTAACTGGGTAACTCGTGACTGGAACCTGATCAGGAGGTTACGTGAGAAATACCGTCTCCCACAATACATGAACGTGAACGGACTCACAGAAGCAGAGGTTGATGAAGAGACATTAAGCAATCTCCGCAAGGGTGAGCCAAAGTATTTAATCATCAGAAAAGTAGAGAAATGACAAGACAAGAATCAGAAAGAAAGCTCAATGAGCTGAGAAAGAAGTATATCGCCTTGATTTCATCCATGAACTTTGCCAAAGCACAGAAAATCAAGAACAAGATTGACTCCCTTGAAAGAGAGCTGGAACCGCATTCCTTGGGAGAACTTCTTCAGGACTATACCCCGGAGTTCAAGGTAGAAATGCTTCGCAAGATGCACAAGCTGTTCATCTACTCCGATTTGCTTGAAGGTGCGGCACTGGAGTTCCAGTCTGAACTTGAATCAAACGGAATAGATGCTCAGGTAGTTTTTCAGGTAAAGCGCGTACTGAAAGAACTGAGAAGCATAGTACGAATACCGGATGAAGAGAAAAACGCTTCATTGTCTGACAACTTTGCCGGGATGTGTGATGAAGCCGGACTTGTAGTGAGTAACATAATCAACAAATATCTTGCAAAATGATAACGGAAAATGGCCCAATGCTTCCACGTAAAGTGGATTTGGAGAAGAACCCTTCTGGAACCGAACTGAAAATCGCCCAGCATCGGGAACTGGAGAAACATGGAAAGTATGTAGCTGTTCCAGGCGACAAGACACGGACGCGAATCTTCGTCCGCAACGGTGAGAACGTGGAAAAGAAGATAGCTGCGTACTTGGAGAAAATCAACAACCGACCTCAAAAATGGAACTGATATGATAAAGTTACTCTATATAGACCTTTTCTGCGGTGCCGGGGGAACCAGTACCGGAGTAGAAAACGCACGCTACGCAGATGAACAATGCGCGAAAGTAATCGCTTGTGTAAACCACGATGCAAACGCTATCGCCAGCCATACGGCCAACCACCCGGACGCACTGCACTTCACAGAGGACATCAGAACACTGGAACTATCCCCTTTGGTGGCCCATGTGGAACGAATGAAAAAGATTTATCCGGATGCACTGGTTGTGCTGTGGGCCAGCCTTGAATGTACGAACTTCAGTAAGGCCAAGGGCGGCCAGCCACGGGACGCTGACAGCCGGACACTGGCTGAGCATCTGTTCCGCTACATCGAAGCCATTAACCCTGACTATATTCAAATCGAAAACGTGGAAGAGTTTATGAGCTGGGGAGACATGGACGAAAAAGGCCATCCGGTAAGCAAAGATAAAGGCCGTTGTTATGAGAAGTGGAAACGAAACGTAAAGAAATACGGATATGACTTCGATTGGAAGATATTGAATGCGGCTAATTATGGAGCATATACTACCCGTAAGAGATTTTTCGGCATTTTTGCTAAGCGTGGTCTTCCTATAGTATTTCCGGATGCTACACACTGTAAGGATGGTAAAACGGATATGATGGGAAGACTTGAAAAGTGGAATCCGGTAAAGGATGTTCTGGATTTCACGGACGAAGGTAAAAGCATATTTTCCAGAAAGAAACCATTGGCGGAGAAGACACTTGAACGTATTTATGCCGGTCTGATTAAATTTGTGGCCGGAGGTAAAGACGCTTTTATCTCCCGTTACAATACAGTAAGACCACAAGACACTTGTACATCCATCGAAGAACCAGTAGGAGTAGTTACTACCGCAAACAGATTTGCAAAAGTGCAGGTTTCTTTCCTGTCAAAGCAATATAGCGGGCATCCTGAGAGCAAGAATATTTCTGTTGAAGAACCTGCCGGAACAATTACCTGCAAGGATCATCATGCTTTTGTCACAGCATACTACGGTAACGGGAACAACCATTCGGTAGAGAGTCCTGCTCCGACTGTGACCACAAAAGACAGGCTTGCATTGTTGACACCTGTATTCATCGACCAGCAGTTTGGTGCTTCCAGTGCAGCTTCAATAGAAAAGCCATTAGGAGCTATCACAACAAATCCCAAATACAGTTTAGTTACATGTAAGGGTAAAAGCTTTCTGATGAATCCGCAATTTGCAAGTGCAGGCGGTTCGGTAGATAATCCGTGTTTCACGCTTATAGCAAGAATGGATAAAATGCCTCCTTACCTTGTCAACACAAAAGATGGCATAGGTATCTGCATAGAAAATGGAGACAGCCCGATGACTGTAAAAATCAAGCAATTTATGCTTGTGTATGGATTGGCAGACATAAAGATGCGTATGCTTCGCATAGACGAGCTGAAAAAGATTATGGGTTTCCCTGAAAACTATATTCTTGTCGGTACACAGTCAGACCAGAAGAAGTTTATCGGTAATGCCGTTGAGGTGAACATGGCACGCGTGCTTTGTGAAGCTATCTGTAAGGAGATTATAAGAAAAAGAAAGGTTGCGTAAAATGGTTAGTGAAGTACATAACATGGACTGCATGGAATACATGCGGAACATACCAGATAAGTTCTTTGAGCTGGCAGTGGTCGACCCTCCATACGGAATAAATGCCCCGAACATGTCAATGGGTAGCAACATGAACCGTAGACATGGAGGATACAATGGTGAAAGTATAGCTCAAAGGCTGAAAAGGAAACGCTTTAATCAAGGAGCTGGAAAACTTAAAAACCGGGCATTGAATACTATGCAATGCGATTGGGATTGTCATCCTCCCTCAAAAGAGTATTTCGAGGAACTGTTCAGAGTAAGCCGTAATCAAGTGATATGGGGAGGCAACTATTTTTCTCTACCACCTACACGCGGGATATTGTGCTGGGATAAAATGCAGCCTTGGAAGAATTTTTCCCAGTTTGAGCTTGCTTGGACTTCTTTTGATTGTCCGGCATCTATCATTCATTTGTCAAACACAGGAGGTAACAATAAAGAATCAAAAATCCATCCTACCCAGAAACCTATCAAACTTTATCAATGGATTCTTGAAAAATTTGCTAAACCTGGTGACAAAATACTGGACACGCACCTCGGCAGTGGAAGTTCCAGAATCGCAGCTTATCGGATGGGGTTCGATTTCTATGGAACCGAGATAGATAAGGAATATTTTGATGAACAAGAGAAAAGGTTTCGGAAAGAATGCCTTGGAGAGATTAAAACACCTGAAGGAATTATTGTACAACAGAAGCTATTTTAAGCCATGGGAAAGCAAGAAAGTATGGGCGACTGGTTCCAGATGGATAAGGATTATGCCAAAGCAGAAAGGGAACTGAAGATTGAGCAATGGGTTGAAGTAACTATTTACTACGGATATGCAGAAAAACAAGTAAGCTTATATCACTACAATCTTCCCCGTGAGATGTATTTCCGGTACCAATGGGTAATCAGATGGAGGATGGCGAAATTACAGTGCCAATACCCCAAACAGATTGTATCTACAAGCCTGTACTTCTACGACAAGCGTTCTGGAGAATCTATGGATGTTAACGGTTGCCTTAGTAAGCTGATTTCGGCCAAAGCCCAGATAACAAAAGCAGAACGTAGGATGAATGAGTACATCGAGCACAACCGTCAGAACAACATGTTCTTTGATGAGAATACGGACGATGAACTGGTTAAGTTCCGGGAGAAACTGGAACGCAAGAAAATTGAGTGCGCTGAGTGTGAAAAGAGACTTGAGCAGCTTGTAGAAAAAAGGAGAAATAATCAATGAAAACAAAACTATATTACCTGTTCCTGGCAGTCATGTGGTGGCTGCTGGGATAGGTGGAAAGGAGAAGAAATATGATGCAAAAACAATTACCAAATGTAATGAATGATAAAGGGTATCAGAAAGATGCCCATGATTTTGCAAAGAAAATTATGGAGTGTAAAGGAATACTTGGTCTATGTAAGGATATGAACCATTTCCAGGAATGGATGGAAGAAGCTTTATCAAAAGCTTATCTGTATGGGGCGCAAAGTGCTGTAAGGGTAGGTTATCTTCTTGCTGATAAGGATTGGGATGAAACATACAAAGGATTAAAAAAAGAGATTGCAGAATTAAAACAGCAAATTGAGGAGGATTAAGTTATGATAAGAAAAGTAGATATGTACCAATGTGTATGTGATGGATGCGGAAAGGCATATGTGGATGAAGATAGAGGATTTTGTGCATGGGCTGATGAAAGCTATGCAGCAGATGCCGCTTATGAAGATGGATAGACTGAAATAGACGGAAAAGACTATTGTCCAGACTGTTATGATTATGATGAAGAAACTGATGAATATAAACCAAAATCAGATGATAAGCAATGAATGAAGAAAGTGTAATAATAGAACTTGACACCATCCTTGAATACAGGAATGGTCAGGTGTACATCAAGAAGATGAATACAAATGAAATGCCAGCCACTCTGACATTCAATCTTATTGAAGCATTAAATAATACTATTGTTGAATATTACAACAATAGTTCGTTAAAAATTAGCCCAGCCTAAGCGGCTCTGGCAGTAAATAAAATGAGTTCTTTGAAAAGTTTGTCAATTAATTGCGTGTTTGGTTCA